ACGGTAAATCTCTTCAGTTCATTTACACTGGTCGTACCCAGGCAGAATTCCATACGCCTGGCAACCCGATTCTTGGTAACAGCGACGGCGCACCGCCCGTGGCAGAGAAGACCATCACGGTTGACGACCTGCTGATCAGCTCGGCATTTGTATATGACCTTGATGAGACCCTTTCTCATTACGATCTGCGCTCGGAGATCAGCCGCAAAATCGGCTTCGCTCTCGCAGAAAAGTATGACCGCCTGATCTTCCGTGCTATTGCACGTGGTGCACGTCAAGCCTCTCCTGTTAGTGCAACTAACTTTGCAGAGCCCGGCGGTACCCAGATCCGTGTTGGTTCTTCTACCAACGAATCTGATGCTTTCTCTTCTACCGCACTGGTTTCAGCCTTCTATGACGCTGCTGCTGCGATGGACGAAAAGGGAGTCAGTGGCGATTCACGTGTCGCCGTATTAAACCCCAGACAATATTATGAATTGATCCAAGCGGTTGGTTCTAATGGTCTGGTGAACCGTGATGCTCAAGGCTCTGCACTGCAGTCCGGCCAAGGCATCATCGAGATTGCTGGCATCAAGATCTTCAAGTCAATGAACATTCCGTTCCTTGGCAAGTACGGCACCAAGTTCGGTGGCACCACCGGACAGACTTCACCTGGCAACCTGGGTGACTTCATTGGTCCTGACCTTGAAGATGCTTCTACTGCACAGACCGGCATCAACAACGACTACGGCACTGCTTCCGAATTCGGTGCTGTGTCTGCTGGCCTGATCTTCCAACGCGAAGCAGCCGGTGTTGTCGAAGCAATCGGTCCTCAAGTACAGGTCACCAACGGAGATGTATCCGTCATCTACCAGGGTGACGTACTACTCGGGCGCTTGGCCTGTGGTGCGGATTACATCAACCCTGCTGCAGCCGTTGAGCTGTACGTGGGTGGTACTGCACCTTCTGCATTCTGATATTTATTCTTTCCTAGGGATCCTTCGGGGTCCCTTTTTTTTATTCTTATGTCCTCAACTATTGGCACCGATACCGAACTATCCGCTGTGAACTCAATCTTGGGGAGCATCGGACAATCACCACTCACTACACTTGACATGACTAACCCTGAAGTTAGCTATGTCTATAACATCTTTCGTGAAGCATTAGTCGATACTCAAAACGAAGGTTGGGTATTTAACCGTGAAGAAAATGTACCCCTTAGTCCTGATGTAACTACAAAGTACATCACGTTTCCAGCTGATGCCTTACGCATTGATGTAACCGGCAATCAGTTTGATAGAAGCAGAGATGTAGTGAGACGTGAAGGTAGATTGTATGACAAGGTACGTAAATCATATGAGTTTGAAGATACCTTGTATGTTGATATCGTCAGGATATATGACTTTGAAGACATCCCTTCTGTTTTCCAACGATACATAACTGCCCGTGCTGCAACCAGAGCAGCTACTCAACTTGTTTCTAACCCACAATTGGTCCAACTCCTCGCTACCCAGGAAGGATTAACCCGTGCAGCTTGCATGGAGTATGAATGTAACCAAGGTGACAACAACTTTATGGGTTTTCCAAACAATACCTTCTACGAAACCTATCAACCATTTAAAGCATTGAGGCGCTGATGGCAGCTATTTCACAAACTATACCTAGTTATGCTCTAGGTATTTCGCAACAATCAGACGAAGCTAAACTACCTGGTCAAGTACGTGATGCATTAAACGTTATTCCAGATATTACTGATGGTCTTATAAAACGACCTGGCACTAAATACATCACAACATTTACTCAACTTCAAACTGAAGGTAAATGGTTTAGTTATTTTCGAGATGAAGATGAAGGTTCTTACATTGGAAGAGTAAACCGCAATGGGAATGTAAGGGTCTGGAGAGCAGAAGATGGTTTTGAGATGACTGTGAATTACATTGGTCAGAATGTAGGAAACTATTTAACACATGTCAATGACAATGAAATTCAAACGCTTACTATAAATGATACAACTTTTATAAGTAATAGTGCATTAAGCAACTCTAATACAGCTGTTGCAATGAAGGCCTCACCTGTCTCACCTTCTAAGCCTGATGCAAACTCAGTGTATGTTGAACTTAAGCAAGTAGCACCGAGGAGACAGTATGCACTCAACATATATGAGGACGATACAACAGCAACAGAATTTTCAGCTACTACAGTGGAAGTAGTTTCTGGATTTACAAATAACGTTCATTCAGATGAAGATTGCCGTTTTACGGGCAGTAAAGTTCATATTCATCCAACAACTGGTATAGCAGTTCGTGTGACTGTTATTGGACAACCCTTTGTATCCGGTTACGATAATAACCCTCCTAATGCTCAATACAATGCACAATATACTGTCGCAGTTGACTTGTTACATGGAGGTTCTTATACTAATTCAAAGGTAACAGGATCCACAGTATTCAATGTAAATATTGAAGGTAGAGATCATGGCATCAAAGTAACGTCAGAAACACAGGGTGCTTTCCGTGGCAATATTCAAAGAATTAGACCAGTACCTGTAGATCTTGCGCAAGATACTGCAATATCTACAAGTTCTGTTTTAAATTCTATTAAAGAAGAAATCACAGCATCAGGATTTACTGCAACCATTATTGGTAATGGAATCTATATTGTTCGATCTGGTGGTGGTGAATTCAATGTTGAAGCTATTGACGGTGATCTTTTTAATATCGTCAAAGATGAAGTCAATGATGTCACCTCTTTGCCTACAGCTTGTAAAAACGGGTATATTTTAAAAGTAGTTAATAGTCAAGACACTGTAGTTGATGACTACTTCTTGAAATTTGTTGGTGAGAATGGTCGAGATGGCGAGGGTCACTGGGAAGAATGTCAAAAGCCTGGCCAAAAGGTTGAGATAAATCCCGATACAATGCCTCAAGTATTGACTAGGACCAATGCCACGACAATGACGATTGGCCCTTATAGTTGGGCCGATAAAGAAGTAGGAACTGAATTTACTAATAAAAATCCTAGTTTTGTAAGTACTACTGCTGAGCTTGCTGCAGGTAATGGTAGAAGGATTAACAAGGTACTATTCCACCGCAATCGTTTGGTAATGCTTAGCGGTTCTAATATCATCTTGTCACAACCAGATGACTTAGGTAATTTTTGGAATAAGACTGCTCTCACTTTTTCAGGTACAGATCGTATTGATATTAGTTGCAGTTCATCAGGACCTAACTCACTTGTTGATGGCATTGAGATGAACACTGGTTTAGTATTATTCAGTTCTACTTCCCAGTTCTTGTTTGCTACTGATAGTGACATCTTAGATCCAAAGACAGCAAAAGTTTTCTCACTTTCTAATTATACTTTTGATGCTCAGACACCTCCATTTTCCTTAGGAACAAGTATTGGGTTTGTCACGACACAAGGGAGGTATTCTAGGTTTTATGAGATGTCAGGTATTGCTAGGGAAGGCGAACCAGATGTCGTTGATCAAACTAAAAGTATGCCAAGATTCCTGCCGCAATCTTTAAACATGATTGACAACTCAAGGGAAAATTCAATTATATTATTCACTGCAAAGAATAGTAATATTGTGTATGCCTTTAAGTATTTCAATGCGGGCGAAAAGCGGCTACAAGGTGCTTGGTTTAGATGGTCATTTCCGCATCCAATTCTTCATCACTATGTTCTTAATAATAGATATTATTTAGTCGATACACAGGGTGTCCTCAGCTTCTTAGTTTTAAATGAAGCGTTAGTTAACTCATTACGGTTGACCAACTCTGCTACAGATGAGTTCATTATTAATCTAGATAATAATTCTGTTATTAGTAAATCTAATCTATCGTTCAATTCATCAACGAATAAGACTTCTTTCTCACTGCCTTCTCGATTTAATTCAGGTAAAGCAGCAGCGATCAACATCGAAACAAACGATGATCGAGGCAGATATCAAATCATTGATGGTAACCCTGGTGGTACTTGCACGGTAAATGGTGACTGGACTGCGACTGATATGGTTATTGGTGAGCAATATGAAATGAGAGTTGATCTACCTACCATTTATCCAACTTCTGTTAAAGCTAATAGAGTTGTATCTGATACAACAAGCTCATTAACTTTGCATAGGATTAAGTTTAACTTTGGTGATGTCGGTCAATTTAATACCACCCTTACACGTGTTGGTAAAACAGACTTTACTGATACTTATTCTTCGGCAATCCTTGATGGGTATCTAGCTAACCGTGCCCCATACCTTGAGGAATGTATTAGAACTATACCTGTGTACGAACGTAATACAAACGTAAGTATTACTCTTAGCTCAACACATCCCTCACCTGCAACCCTACAATCAATGTCTTGGGAAGGTGATTACACAACCAACTACTACAAACGGATCTAAGTTCATACATCCAATTACTGAAGAGGCTGCCTTAGAGGTGGCCTCTAATCTAAGGCCAGAAGACCATAGAGAGGTTGTTGATGGGTATGGGGTAGATCCAATAGATGCGATACCTAAAGAAGCTCTGAAGGGCTTCTGCATATATTTCACAGTACCTGACGGCAGGACTGCCGGACTAGCTGGGATAGGTGATAACGGAGCTGTTTGGATGCTCTGTACACCAGCTATCCATGACTTCCCGGTTCTGTTTGCTAGACAGGCAAAACGCTTTATAGACAGCAGAACCGAAAAGCTTCTGTGGAACTATGTAGATAAGCGCAATACAGCACACCTTAGGTTGCTGAAATA